GCGTTATCCAGTGTTGGATCTTTGATAGTGGTATATGCGAGAGGGCGAAATCCTTTAAGAAATTAATTAGTATAGTTGCTAATGGCAAATAACTCTTAGAGTAAAAGGACAAAACGACACTATTTAGCAAGTCGGTTGACATTCGCGTTGCATCAACAAGACCGTCAAACATGCTTTCTAAGCGTGCCTTACACAAATCGACAACTTCCTGAATACTGTCACCAATTGGGTTAATTTGGTCGCGAATGGAGGCTAGAGTTTCACTCGTATCATGCATCAATGCATCAGCATTATCAAGAGAACTCTCAGCCCGTTTCTTCATCGAGTGAATAGCAGTTGACGTCGCTAGCCCTGAAATAAAAGGACCAACGACAGGAATAGCACCCGCAGCCGCAATAGCGGCACTAGCAGGGGTAACTCTCCCAAAAGTTTCACTGATATTGGAACGCAAGTTCGCAACATCAAAGTCCCTAAAATCCTCCATCTGGGTAACAGCGTGTTCGTCAGTGTAAGACATATCGCCCTCACCCCACTGAACGGCTGGTACACCGTAAAAATTTGCCACCTGGAAGTCGTCACCGGCTGACCACCACACGTCAACGAAACAAGCTTTCTGGCTACTAATCACAATGTGACCAGCATTCAGGTCGCCCTTATCTCGCCACGTGTAGTTTTCTGCCGGATTGTTCTCAAACATCAAAGTCCAATTGTTAGTTGTGTCGTATGGAACTTCAATCGTAGCTGTTGGATTAACACGAGGGACAATGACTTCCGTGGTTAAACCACTAGCATAAATCGGTCGGAATTTAGCATGAGTGTAATTTCCTATTTGTTGGTTCCCAACAATTCGCGTTCCCGTATGTGGCACGTGCGTAATGTAGATTGGACAATCCTCATCAAGCGCTCGGGCGAAAATGGTGTATCTACTTGATCCCCGCCAAAACCTAAACATGTTTGCAATCGCTGCAGTTGGAGTTTGACCTACAAGCTCCGAGAAAATTGTATTATTATCAGCCACGTGAGCCATCATTCTACTTGGTGGCATAATCGGGATAAACAAGCCCATTGTTTTATCATCCTCGAGACTATCAACTTGTTGGTTCAAAATGATTAGAGTTGGGCGGCGAAGAATATCCTTAATGTTTGTCTGCTCATCCCGAGTTTGTACTTCAAGATTACTCAAACCTAGATTGAAGTCCGCAGTTGGATCTAAATCCTCTTTACGTCCATCATCCATTTGAGTTCGAGCTACTGTAGCAGCAACATAGTCACGAGGAAAACTATTCATTGGTTTGCTTTCAGTGAATAACCGATTGTTGATATACATCGAACACTGCTTTAAACTATGGACGCGAAACTGCGAGGAGGCCCTCAGAAAAACTTGGACATCGATAATCTGGGAAACAGTATCTGGGGGTCGCAATGGGTTCACAACTCGGATAACCACCTGAGTGTATGGGTTTGGCCGGACATTCATTGATTCTCGTTTGCTATCATTACTACTTTCCACTTCTAACATCTGGGGGTTGTACGTCAGGGAAGTAGAACGTCTCCAAATAGTGTCATAAATGTACGGGATTGTAACATGTAGCGATTTTTGATCGCCCAAGTGAAAGGTTTGAGTATAAGTACTACAAGCTTCTTCCAAGTTTGGGTTAGTAATATCCGTCTGTCGCCCAAACTCCACACAAACCATAATAGCACCAGTATGGAAAGCATTTGAAACAAAGTCCAATCGCATTTCCATTGTTCCACACCAAAAGTTGTACATTGAACAAACGTATTCCACAGGGGTGGGGACCGAGGAAAATCGTCCACTCTGAACTGGCGATGAAGGATCTACGACGAGTCGGGCTAAGGTGGTTCCCTCCTTTGCAGCAGCGGACCACTCGAACGTATTTTTGAGACCCCATATTTGAGCTATTTGAAGCATATCCGTTGGATCATTATCGTATCGCTTTATGTGTGTAGCGGGCGTCATCACAGTTGGATTCATTCGCATCACCATGGCATCAATGGCTCCTTTTCCGGAAGAAAAATTCATGCGAGCATGAGGAACTACAATATTTTTTTGCAAATCAGTTGGCCTGTCACAATTAATGTTCCCTGCAAAATCCAAGACGGATTCAACATCTCGTAGAAGACCTTTAAGTCCCTTACTTTTTGAAACAGTTCGGATCACATCCATCTGAACCTCAGCACGATATGACATACCAGCAAAATCCACTGACGAAAAACGTACGAAAGGGCGAATAAACATGTTATTGACGCCGTCACTTCCAGTTCGTAAGGGAGAGAACATATGGACACAAACAGTGGCATATTCTGTCGTTCGCACGGCTCGCGTACCGTTTTCATGGGTTGTATTGCGCATCAAAGCTCGTCGAAATCTAAATGGTACTGTTAAATTACCCTCATTATTTGCTGACAAATCCAATATAATGTGTGGTCTTGCCAAGGCATTCATGTATCCTGACTGGTCTGCTTCCGTCTTATATGAATCAAACTTAGTTGAACAAATCACTTTTCCACAGTGAAACTTGTTAGCATTCACAACGAATTTCATTTCACAACTAAGATGGGAGTACAAGTAAGATT